TTCTGCTGACGCGATTGAGGTTACTGTTCTGGCTGATGATGTCAAGAAGTACCGGAAGGGCAAGACTGACATGACTGGTACTATCCAAGGCATCACCTTCGTTAGTGAGATCAGGAAAGCCGGTTCGATCCTTAACCGCTTCCTGCGTGTTGTTACTGGTGATACTGCTGGTAACGATGCGCCTGTACTGAACCAGGTTGATGGCTCCGACTTCTATATTCGTGGTCTGCTTCAGGACGATGATGCGATTGGCGAGTCTCTCGTCTTCGTTTTCGGCCAGATCGAGCTTTATGGATATAACCTTGGTGCCGCCGCTGGCGATGCACAAACATGGTCGTCCGAAGCTCGGTTCATCGGCGCTGACCCGATTGTGTACGTCATGGACAGCGAGGCCGCGTCTACCTAATTTTAGTCTTTAGTGAGAATTCAATAACCAAACAAGGAGATACCGATGGTTAAGAAGATTTCGACGAGTGTGCAGGACGTTTTTATTCCGACTTGGGAAGGGAACAGCGAGCTTCCGGTTAATGAGCAAATTCGTGTGAAGCATAAAGCTCCGACGATTGCCATGAAGGAGAGGCTTTTCCCCCGTGAGTTCAATCTGACTCAGGAGGCCCAGGGCGAGGATTTTACGACCTCCATGTCCATCCGTGTAGATCGCAAGAAGGTTATCGCTGAGATGACTCTTTCGATTGACAACTGCGCGTATGAGACTCCCGATGGGGCTATCAAGAAGATCACGACTGTGGAACAGCTTATGGATGCTCCCGCTGACCTTGATACTCTCGTTGAGGAGATTTATACCTACTACCAGAATCTTCTTACCGGGAAGGTAGATGAAAAAAACTAAGGGTTGCCTATCGGCTGGTTCGGGCCGGTAGGCATAAAGACAAGTATAGGGCGTCTAAAAAAGATGTCCCTATACTTGCCATTACCATCAATGACGAACCTGTTGTAGTAACGCGCCGAGAAGTCGATTCCTATGTCAACAATCCCTACTTCCAATATGTGCTAGGTGTATACAATATGACGAAGCTCTGGGGGCTTCCAAATGGGCGAGGGTGGGCAAATGAGCCCGCCGATCTTATGGACGCCATTACTGCCCTAGAGATAGAGTCACGCTGTATCGAAGCAGAGGAGTTAGAGAATGCCAAACATCAAGGAAACGGCCACCCTAGAGTATAAAGTAAAAGGCGTAGACAAGGCCGCTCAGGATATTAAGAAAGTCCGAGATGCGGCTGGGCAAACTGCCTCTGGTACTGAACGGAACATGACGGACATGGAACGAAGCATGAGTAGAGGCTTCGCTTCCATGGCCCGTCAGTACATCTCTTTCGCCGCCGCTTTCACAGCTACCACAAAAACACTTTCCTCTGGTATTGGTTTCAATAAATTCGTTGAAAACCAAACTATGTCCTTCTCTGTTATGATGAAGTCCGCTGATAAAGCGAAACAACAGATGAAGGACTTGTATGACTTTGCCGTCAATTCGCCCCTTACGTTTAAGGAGACTGCTTCTTCGAGTAAGCAACTCATGGCGTATGGGTTTACGGCCAAAGAGCTTATCCCGACAATGAAATCTCTTGGTACCGTGGCTATTGCTACGGGCCATTCTCTTGATGACATAGCCTACGTTTACGGTACTCTTCGCTCACAGGGTAGGGCGTATTCCCGCGACCTGATGCAATTTGGTATGCGTGGTATCCCTATCTATGAGGAACTTGCCAAGGTTATGGGTGTTCCAGCAGATAAGATTCAGAAAATGGCTAGTGAGGGCAAGATTGGCTTTAAGCAAGTCGAGCAAGCCTTCAAGAATATGACGACTGGCACTGGGCGTTTTGCCGGAACGATAGAGGGGTATATGAATACCCTCACCGGAAAAACATCTATGCTTACTGACATATGGGAACAAGCCACAGGGCGTCTCACTACAGGTATCTTCGCACAACTTAAACTCGGTGTCGAGGATATGATAAAAGTATTTGAAGACCCCGCCTTTGGTGAATTCCTTGATAGTATGAGTGCTTCCCTTGGGGATATTGCTGGTATTATTCGCACCATAGTCGTGGCGGCAGTTCAACTCTTACCTGTTATCACTGCTTTAGTAAAAGCGTTTCTATTGTTTAAGGGCATTAGTTTTCTCACTAAAGGTATAGGGCTTCTTCCCAAAATTGCCCCTATGATTGTTGGGATAGCTCAGAAATTTGTCCTAGCGAGTCGTGGAGCGTCTATGTTTGGCACCACTATGGTAACAGCGGTGACGAGTACAATAGCCGCGCTACAAAAACTGATGGTGGCAATAGAATTTTTTATTGCGGCTAATCCCTGGATACTCGCACTCATTGGTGTGGGGGCGGCAGTTGGTATAGCTGTTGGCGCTATGAAGAAACATGCAGACGAGATGCGCACGTCTGCTAATCCCGCTGATCGTGCAAAACAACTTGAGTGGGATATGCCTCTCGTAACTATAAGCAAAATGGCTATAGAAGATGTTCAGCGCCTTGCGCAGGAATACCAATTGGCTGAGGGTACTGTTGCACAGTTGGCGATAAAACATTCCGCTCTGAGTGCCCAAACTTGGCAGAATTATCTCAACACAAAAGCCACTAATAAGGCCCTTGAAGAGCAAAAAAAGATACAGGAAGCTATCGCGGGTATAAAGACCACCGAGGCTGTTCAAGCTGAATTCCTCGCAAGCCTCACAGGTGATGCCGCTGACAGATACTACGATCCTAAAGATGCGTTCGCATTGGGCGGTCGTGGTGCACAAGACTATATCGATGGTTTTGCCAGACAAATGAAAGACCTCAAGGACACGTTTGGTAGTGCCCTCTCTCCTGAGCAAGTTAAGGATCAGCTTCAAAAAGAGTATGATGCTCTGGCTGATGCCTTAGTGAAGGGCTTTGATATTCCTATGCTCTTTGAGAAGACATCCTTTGATGAGACTATCCGTGCCCGTATGAAGGAAATTGAGAAGTCGCTTGCGAAGGGGTCAGGTAAAAAGCTGGAACTTATGCAGATTAACGACTTCTGGCTTGACCAGGAGTGGGCTGTTAAGCGAACCACAACTGCTTTGGATGACTACGCTCTGGAGATGCGTAAGACTATCGCCTCAGCTAAAGCGGAAATCGCTCAGCGTACCGCCGCTATTGATAACAATATCGCGTATTATAAGGCTATCGGTGGACATGAAAAGGAAATAAACGCTCTCCAGGCTGAACGCAATCGTATGTTAGCAAAAGAAGCGGAGATTTTGGAAGATATAAACCAAGAATATGGTAAAAAAGACCGCATCTATCTCTTTGATATGGCCACAAATGGGAGTAAGGAAGTTATTGATGAGCTAAAATCTGCCGCAGTACTAGCACTCCAAACCGGAATAGACGCACTTCGGGATGGATTGAAGGCATTACCGGATGACAAAGGTGGCGGGGCTAAATCACTATTGTCTGGAGCAGGGCAAGTGGCTAAGGGCATCGGGTCTGCCGCTGTTGTTGGTGCACAGGGAACCGAGGCCGGGAATATGGCTACCATGTTAATGAATGGTGGTGGAATTGTTGGGGTTATTCTAAGTTTGGTATCCTCCTTAATGAACTTTCTCACCAGTATCGATGCGGCGAATAAAGCACTGAATCCGATGACAACCATGCTCGAAGCTGGGCGTGATGTCTTGGAGCCCCTCATTGAAGCCGCCTCTGGCCCGCTTGTGAGTTTCCTTGAACAGTTCGGGGATGCCCTAGCAGATGTTATGGAGCCGATTCTTCAGATATGGCACATCCTAGAGGCATTTTCGTACATAATCAATATCCAGTTCCTTGCCCCGCTTCAGGCGGTTGGTGATGCTATGGGTTGGATAGCCGATAAGGTTATCGTGCCTATTGGTAATAAGCTCATAGACACTATCAATGCGGTTATCCGAATAATCAACAAACTCCCTGGTGTACATATCCGCTATCTTGAAAAACTCCAGACTTCTGTGGAGCGTCTTGCGGATGCCCTAAACGCTGATGCCCTTATTGCTACTATGGAATATGCCGTTAGTAAACTCAATGATCTCATAGATGACCAGATTAACTCTCTTCAGGATTTGTATGAAGTCGGCGCTATTATGGGTGCTGAATACGAGTCTCGTGTGGCTGATCTTAATGCTCAAAAAGTGAACCTTGATGAAGAGCTAATTGATGTTACGGTAAAGCAGATGACCACTATCCAGGAATTGAGTAAATGGATTCAAGATAATATGGGTGCTTATTTAGCGGCTAAAAACGCATCGACCGACTCGACTATCTCCACTACGAGTGCAGATATTGAAGATTCTTCTACTGTTGCAGGCAACATTTTAGGAGCGGCGGCGGGGGCTTTAGTTGGTAGCCTTGTCGGGATGCCAACAATAGGCGCTGGCGTTGGGCTAATTAGTGGTGTGGGAGATTCATTGCTAAGTGGCGTAAAAAGTGCTGGTAGTAAAATTAAGAAGTTTTTTGGGTTCGATTCTGGAACCCCGTATGTTCCTTATGATATGACCGCTAACATCCACAAGGGTGAGGGCATTATCCCCGCCACCTTTATGGACGGCATTCGTTCTGGCGACCTTGCCCTTACTGGGGGTAGCGGAGAGAAGGGTATGGGTGGACAACAGGTGAATGTGTATGTTACTGTCGAAGGGAGTGTACGGGCCGAGAATGAATTAGCCGACACTATCGCTACCAAAATATACGCTCGACGTAAGAGCGGAATCCTTACTGTCTAAGGAATACAAATATGGCCGATACTCGTTTTAGTGAACTAACTGAATACTCTGACGGGACTGATACCACGATACAAGTCCCCATCATTATAACGGATGATGGCGGAACCACCTGGGAGAACTATCGTTTCTCCCTTTCTCGTGCTATGCCGTATTACCTGAGTGCGTCTACAGGGACAGTTTCTATCCCTGCTGGGCGTCCGGTTATGGCGCGATACTACATCCAGTCCACAGGCTCGGCTATTACGGTGTCCCTTACGGGAGAAACATTCCCTGGTGGTGCGTCCTCCTTTACTATTGAAGCTGGTGGATTTGCCGAGATTGTTAAAACTGGGGTAAGTGCATACTCTTTTGTCTCTGCCAGTAACGGTCTCCTCTATAACCTCCAAGCCAAGCGCCTCCGTGCCTCGATCACTCAGGATTCCACTGATGATGGAAATGTGTATGCCGTTATCGGTCAGATCGAGCTTACTGCCCAATATGCTCGCTGGGGTGGGTCTATCGCAATAGTGTCCGGTGGTCATGCTAATACCACCCCATCAGTTACACACGTTGATCTTTACGCTCGTCAAGAAGCGGCTATGAATAATGACGCCGTGGTGTCAGCGCATGCGTGGACTGTGGGGGCTCCTGCGGTAGAGTTTTCCTATACTCTGACCCATACCCCCACGAGTAGCTACGTCACCCTCTATGCCCATCGCAGTGCAAATTTTGTGACGGCATCGGTTACTTTACTTGATTACGAGGCGTATCTTGCTACTGATGGCTGGGCTTCAGCGGTATGGGACAGTAGTTCCCCTGCTGGGATAGTTGATGTACCTACCACAGATATTATTATGGAGTACTATTCGAGTACTCCTGCTATGGATGGGACGGGGAGTGCAGGAGTTTCTACCCAAGTTGCTAGAGGCGACCACGTTCACCCGAAGGATACGAGTAAGGCTGATCTCGCCTCTCCTACCTTTACAGGCACCCCTGCGGCCCCCACTGCTCCGGCTGGAACGGATACTACTCAAATAGCAACTACAGAATTTGTTCAAGATGCTATTGCATTATCCGTGGGTATCCCCGTGGGCGTATATCTGCCCTTTGCGGGGGCATCCCTTCCTACTGGATGGCTTTTATGTGATGGCGCTCAAGTAAGTCGCACTCTTTATTCGGCTTTGTATGCTGTAATAGGGGATACCTATGGTGCCGGAGACGGTACCACTACCTTCAATGTGCCTGACTTGCGGGAAACTTACCCGGTTGGTGTCGGCACACGAGGCGCTGGTGTAGCAGCCCACGATGAATTTACACTCGGACAATTCAAAGATGACCAGATGCAGTCGCACGGGCATAATTTTCGAGAAGGCAACAGTGCTGGGTCAAACGCGACCGTTTCATACGGAGTCGCATCGTCTTTA